ACCATCCTTAGAGATCCCTAAGCCTTTCTGCCATACCTGAGGCATCACCAGCATCACTGGATGCCCCCTACCTACTGCAAAGCCTTCCACCCATCCTGAATTCTTGCCCAGCTTAAAGCTAGCGGAGCTGGGAATTATTCTGCCTATGAATGGTGGCACTTTCTCTATCCATACTGTAGCTCCGTATGGCATTAGATCCTTAAGCTCAGCTAGATCTATGGGCATAGGATACAGCTTAATGATCCCATCAGATAATACAGCTATGCCTCCACCTAATCCAGTGTCTATAGCTACCAGTGATTTATTAATCATAAAGTAAAAGCTTTCTTTCTAGTTATAGCTGGGCAATTCAGGATGTAGTAGCCTCTGCTTTTATATCCAGCATAGCCTAGATTATGCATAGCATATAGATCTCTGGTATTAGGAATGAGCCCAGTATCTTTATGGTATTTATTAGCTAAGCACTCCAGCCAGCTGCGTAAGTAATCTCTAGCTATTACTGGATCTGTAGCTTTAGAATATGGATGAGTAGGCTTACCCTGATGAGCTCTGTAAGCTGTGGTATCGATCCATGCAGCTGAGTGGAATTGAGCTAAGCCTTTAGCTAAATAATTCCCAGAGCTATTCTGATCACCTAATGCAGCTGGATCACCTGAGCTCTCTATCTTAATAATCGCATCCAGCTGGGCATCAGTAATAGTGATCATGTGAGCTTCAGCTGAGATTAAAGCAGAGAGGCTAAGCAGTGTATAGTATATAATCTTCATTATTTTATTAATGTAGATTTGATAATCTCCATACATAATTCATGGGGTATCTTAGATCTGTTATAGCTGTCCTGCCTACCTTGTGTACCTGTTTTAGCACCCCTTCTAGCAGCTTCATGGTGACAGTGCTTATTAATAATCTCACCAGCATCATTATATTTATAATTACAGCACTCTTTTCTGGGTATCCATGTGGTAGAATTTGTCCATATATCAGTAGGCTTAGCTCTATCATCACCATACTGGCAGTACCATACAGTGTGCCTATTAAATTCCTGCATAAAAGGCATATGTCTTAGCATACCTCTAGGGTTCTCTATAAAAAAGACTAAATTAGGATTAAGCTTAAGCCATATCTTAATGAGATTAATCCAGTGCTGATTAATAGTATCACAGCTGATGGCATACTGACTGACCGGATCTGTCCTATTCCTTCTATGTCTAGATACAGCTGCTATAGAGTAAGTGGTACAGTCAGGGGATGCCCATACTACATCAGGTATGAATGGCACATCTTCTAGCTTAAGCTTACCTATATCTATCTGTAGATTAATGCCTTCATAATCTGTCCAATCTACTGAGAATACATTACATCCTAATTCATTAGCTGCTCTGCCTATGCATCTACTTCCTGCAAATAATTCCAGTATATTCATAAATTACATCCTTCTAGGTACAGTGCTAGCTCTCATCACTTCACCATTATTAAGCTCTACCTCCCAGCTGCAGCTCATCCAGCCACCATAGGTAGGTGAGCTATTAAGCCAGCAGCTTTTTACCCCAGCTACTAGATTGATCAGGTGAGATATATCAGCAGCTGATTTAGCCAGCACTTTAGTAGCTGTGATCCTGCTATAATCCTTCTGATCTATCCTATCATTAGCATAATATACATCCCACATGAAGGTATCTAAGTGGAATTTTATGAGCTCTCTGGGGATGCCATCAGGCTCTGGAGTGGTGGTGGTATTATTTATCATAGCGTATGGTGATTAGAGATGGGCTACGCATCATGCCACTTGGAGTGATCTCCTGACATTCTACCTCTGCGTATTTACCTACTAGCTGCTCTGGATTATCATAGAGCTGCTGCCTTAGCTGATCAGATAAGCCTGAGCCTACCTTTACTATATTCCCATTAAAATCTATAAGCATAGCTCCAGCTGATCCATCATACTTACCAGCTCCTCTGGTAAAGCCTATGATCCTGCAGTCATAGGTAGCTTTCTTTTTAAGCTTAAGCCATGCTTTAGATCTCCTACCTGACAGATAGGGAGCTTCCATGTCTTTGATCATGATCCCTTCATAGCCTTTAGCTACAGCTTGCTCAAAGTAATCCTGAATACTAAAATCTGCTGGGCTTACTCCTATAGCTAGCTGGGGTATTAATGTGAGTAAGCTGTGAGTACTGTTAAAAAGATCTGCCAGCCTAGCCTGATTAAATAGATCCTCTAGAGCTGCATACCTATTCATGTATGGCACAGCTGCAGCCTCCTGCCATCCAGCTACATAGGGTATATCTAATACCACCAGCTTAATGGTAGAGCCTTCATGAGCTCCCATTAGATTACTGTAGGTATCATATACATTCCCAGCATCTCCTACAGCTTCACAGTCAAAGAGCACAGCTGATCCTAGTGTGCTGGCTAGGTGCATAATCAGTGGGCTAATGCTCACTGGTAGTGATACCCCATTACCATTCCTAGTGTGATAGGTAATAATCCCACTGCTGGGATCAGCATATACCATCACTCTGATCCCATCGATCTTAGGCTCTATAGCGTAAAGCTTAGAGCTCTGGGAAGCTGTGGGCATATAGCTATTAAAGCACTTATTAAAATCACTGGCGAGCATGGGCTTAATGATCATATTATCTTTTATCATAGATGTATAATAAGAAGGCTAGGATAATACCTAATGGTAAGATCACAGCATCTGCTAATAGGTCATAGCTCATGGTGATTATTTATTAAGGTACTTCTGAATTAAATCAGTATATCTTTCACCTACTACACTAATCACTATAGACCATATCTCAGTATTAGTCTGCTGATAATTATCTCTAGCATATTGAAGCTCAGCTTTTGCAAGCTTAAGACAAGCTGTGAGCTCTTTAGCTTTAGCCTGATCTTCAGTGGTCATTCTTTTATATATATGTTTAGTCATGTGCGTATTATTTAGGGAATTTTAAGCTAGCTACTACAGCATCAGTATCTACATAGCCCAGTAGATTATCATTAAGAGCTGTGTAGAGGATGTGCTTATCATGATGGATCAGTGTCCAGTCAGCATCTAGCTCTTTCCAGCTGGAATAGCCTAAGCTCTTAAGCCCAGCTTTTCCTCCTACCTCTGGATACTTTATGAGCTGCACCAGCTTGGATCTGGCAGCATTAATTCTGTCCATGTGATCCATCAGCACTGCAGCTCTGTACTGCTTAAGCTGCTTAAGCTCTTTAGAGCTCATGATGCGGATGGGGTTAGTATTGTTATTAGGATTAGTCATGTGCGTATTATTTATGGTGGGTAAAATTAGTTATTAATTAATTCAAAATTAATCTGCTGAGCTGGATGCTCTGGGCTTTGATTATGGAAGTCATTATAAAAGCTAATCTGAGCCCATACCTCATCAATACATGGAGCTGCCCACTTACTTTTTACTACTAAGCTGGCATCCCACTTACCCTTATAGAAGTAGGCATAGCAGCCAGTGATTTTAGCATCAGTACTTTTCCTGAGGATCTTAGTAGATCCATCAGGTAGGTAAGCTTTATATTTATTATATGTAATCATGTGCGTATTATTTATGGTGGGTAAATTAGCTCAGTAGTAATCTCCCCTATCTGGTCTTTTAATGTCCAGTAATCTAGACATACCAAAGCCATTAGCACCTACCCAGAGCTGCAGTGCATAGCAGCTGTCATTATCTGTCATGTAATCATATCTCCAGTCAGGCTTATCAGCTATAGCTAGATCATATTCACCCTTCAGCTTAAGAGCTGCGAGCTGCCCAGCCGTAAGATAGCCTCTGGTAAATAAGGCATAGAGAAGATCAGCATGGAAGGAAAGTGGTCTATAGTAATTAGGCTTAAAGCTTTTCACTTTATCTAGCAGGATCATAGCCACTGGATGAGCTTTAATATAATCTAATCTAGCAGCTGTAAGCTGCTTCCAGTTATCTCTCTGAGCTGTCTCCTCAGCATAAGCAGCTGCAGCTTCAGCTCTCTCAGCTTTGAGCTGAGCTAGCTTAGCCTCATCTATTACATTACCTACCACTGCTCTCTGCCAGATACTAGTACCCATGTGCGTATCTAAGCAGTCACCACCCCATACTTTACCCTGCCACATTAAAGGATACTTAAGTGCAGCTCCGCACTTATTACATATAGCTGTATAATCTTCTGGGTTCATAATGCGTATTATATTTTAGTGATTAAATTATTTAGTGAGCTCTATGATGTATATATCTGTATAAAGCCTAACATTATTTACCTCATAGAATTTACTGTCATAATTAATTCTAGTGGTCTTAAGCTTGAGAGCTAATTCATAGCTGCTGCAAAGCCTTTCCCATTCCTGACCATTAGGATTAGTAAGTATAAGAGCATGGGTATAATTCTTACTAGTGCTTCTAGTTAAGATCTTACCTGATTTAGTGGTGATAGTTATAGTGCGTTTAGTCATGTGCGTATTATTTGGGTAGAGGATGATCAGGAGAGATTAGGGGCATCATACCCCACCTGTCAATACTGTAGGGAAGCTGCCTTACTGGGAGCTCTGGGAAAGCTCACTCCTCTGGGAAGATCCACCCTGCTGGGAGCTCTGGGAAGCCAGCTACACAGCTCTGCTGGGAAGCTGTGGGCAGCCTATCCTGCCCATCTAGCTAGCCACCAGAGGCTCTTTGATGGTACATATAGGCTCTGTGAAGGCTAAGCCAGCCTGAGCTCTAATGGGCTACTTCTTAACCCTTCTGTAATTCTCTCTCCAGAGTACATCCACCACTACAGCTGTAAGATCTCTTACCTTCTTTTCTGACATATCAAAATCTCCACAGTGTAAAGCCTCATGCACCACTGTATTTAATCTGCTCTTTTCTGTCTTATGATTATCATGAATTCTAATTACATACCTATCACTGCCAGTGGGCTCAGCTTGCCCTAAATCCCTGTGCTTATTTAAGTTAAGCTCTATAATCTTAATCTTCTTTTTAAGCTTAGGCATATCATCTACCCTTAGCTTTCTTTTTAGATTTGATGATCCTAGAATGGCTTAAGCTTTTATAGATCAGAGCTGATCCAATTAATAAGCAGCCAGCTGATAAAGCTAAGCTCAGATCCCTGCAGCTTGTAAGAGCACTCATAGCTGCATTAAGATTACTTTCCATATTCTTATCATCACTATAAAAGGATCTGCTGTTATCATCATTCACTGAGATTATCAGAGCACTCATATTCTTACTATCACTGATGGTATCCACCAGTAGACAAGCTGTGAGATATACAGCTACAGCTGCAGTGAAAGATACTAAGATACTTCCAGCTACAGCTATAAGTAGATTATGAGAATTAAAAGGAAGCTGCTTACTTTCTTTTGCCATGCTTACCCTTTCTAGGCTTAGCTGTGACAGCTGCTACCTTAGCCTTTAATTTAGCTTCTATAAATTTAATACCATAGCTCAGGATCTCTGGGCTAGCAAAGCCAGCCACCCCACAGGTACATACTCTCAAGCTCTCACTGGTTATATATTCCTTAGCTCCCTCATTTACAAAGTAAGCAGTGATCATAGCAGCTGCACAGCTGCGTATCAGGTATCCCCAGCTGGGCTTATCATTACTCAGTAGCTGCCTAGCTACTAATCCACTAGCTCCCAGTATGCTGGCAATTAATGACTGCTTAAGAGCTTCACTGGATGTGACACCTCCAAAGCCATCAGAGCTGGGAGTACTCATGGGGTATTAATAGATCTCCTGATCTTAGACCATTCATAATAAATACCACCAGCTGCAGCTAAGCTCAGTGTGATCCCAGCGATCCATGCAAAGTAAGCACTGTCTAAGATCCATGATAAGGATGTGATAGCTCCACCAGCTATGATAATAGCTATGGCATTAATCTTACTTACTCCGATTAAATTACCTAAGCCTAGCAGTGCAGCTCCAGCTATCATAATAAAACCACCTACCAGAGTAATCATGGTAATTACCTTATCCTTTCTCTCAGCTTCCAGAGCTGCAGCTTTATCATTCAGCTGGGCTTTGAGCTCAGCTATCTCTTTAGCTGCTAGCCTCTGCTGGATCTCCAGCTGATCCCAGAGTGCATTAAGATCAGTGAGTAAGCTTTTCCCAGCAGCCTCAGCTTTAGCATACTCAGCTGGATCAGCTTTAATACTTCTGAGCTTAGCTAGAGCTAGCTCAGCTTCTGATGGATCTGGGAGATATGATGCAGCTACACCCAGCTCAGCATCTACTGTCTTAGGATCTCCAGCTGCATTAGCTGATCTAGCTACAGCTATAGCTGAGGATACCTTTATATCAGCTAGATCCTGCTTACTACCGAAAGTATCCACAGTGAGCTGGGATGGTGCAGCTACTGGATCAGTACCTAAGCTCATACATCCAGTCAGTAGCATTAGTGATAATGCTGATGCTACTCTGTATGTCATACAGTGTATTACTTCTTCTTACCCTTTAATGCATCTAGCAGCTCTCTGCCTTTGAATTCTAGGGATGAAGCTTTAGCTGCATTATTCCTAAAGCATAAAGCTCCCAGAATAGCACCAGCAGTGAAGGTGATTAATAGTGTGATCATAAATTATACAGTAAGGTAATTCTTTCCACCTTGAGTATGGATGGTAGCTGCTAGCCATGCACCATTCCTATATACATAATAATTACCATCACTAGGTGGTGGTAAGAAAGGTGACACTTGAGCTGAGCTGCCATTAAATTTAATGCCACCAGCATCTACAGCTAGAGCTGCAGTAGCATCAGGAGTAATACCTATCCCTACCCTACCAGCTGCATCCACTGTAAAAGGAGTAGCATCAGGAGTAGTACTATCCTCTACCTTAAATGAGTAGCCAGTACCTGTAGGATTTTGCACTAATACTGCACCACCATTACCATTCTGAATTACAGTGAGAGCTGGTGATCCAGCTGATGTGACTGTGATGGTCTGATTTTGAGTGAAGTTATTACCAAGTGATGTGCCAGCTGCTACTCTGGTAGTGCCTCCACTATCCTTCCATGATAGATTACTGGTAGCTATCCAGAGATCTCCAGCTGCTCCTCCTGATGGTGTCACATTAGATCCTAAATTAAGTGGAGCTGTAGTAGATCCAGCTGTCACAGTGATCTTACCAGAGTATGTAGCTCCAGTCAGCTTAGCATAATTCTGAGCCTGTACATAAGCTGTAGTAGCTATGCTAGTATCATTATCATTAGTAAGTGGAGTAGGAGCTTTAGGATCACCAGTGAAAGTAGGTGATGCTAGTGGTGCATAAGTATTAGAAGTAAAAGCTGATACTTGAGTAGTACCATCAGGAAAGTGTAAGCCTGACTGATTAATCTTAAAGTAATCCATAGGCTCATAATTAGTAGAGAAGCCTAAAGATAGCTCTGATGAAGTAAGGTGTGAGCTGTAGCTGTCACCATTCACATCTACAGCTGTAGTAGGATACACCCCAGTGGGTACTAGCTCAGTAGTATTACCACCAGATCCACCATTAGTATCTGATACTCCTAATCCCCAGCTGCCTAATTCTACTAGCTCAGCTCCAGCTGCATAAATTTTAATAGCACCAGAAGGTAAGCTTAATCCATTAAAGCTTAATGACCATTCTAGATTATCTTCATTCCTACCTTTTACTTCACTATAATTTAATGCATATCTATAATTCAGCCCATTAGTCTGGATACACTGTATGCCATTATAAGGATTAGCATTAATGGTAAGTAATCCGCTTTCAGCATCCTCATCCATAGTGATTACTGATGTGCCTATACTAGTATTATAATTACCAGCATCACCACTAACTAATACACTACCCTTATTAATATATACCTTACTATCACCTTCATCATTATTACCTATGGTGATACTAGCTGCATCACCCATAGTGCCTCCAGTACTTAAAGGTAATCCAGCTGAATACTGATTAGTACCATCATTAAAAGTAATCCATGCAGCTGTAAAATTTGAATTAAGATTAATAACATTACCATCAGTATTAGTACCTAAATAATTCCCAGTAATATAAGTGCGACCTGTAAGACCACCAAATACTTCTATGTCCCCTTCAAAGTATCCATGCTCATCTTTCTTTACATAATTACTATCAGCCTGACTGAGAGTAAGGTAAGTATCCAGCACCAGAGGCTCTACAGCTGCCTCATCTATTACTGATGATTTAATAGTACATCCAAGCTGTAGCACTGTAAGTGGCTTAGCAGCTGCAGTGATCTCTACCTCTAGGTGAGCTTCTACACTTTCAGCACTGTTAAGTAATCCTATGACATGAGCTGTGTTAAAGTTAAGCTCTCCTACCCAGCCAGTGTAGCTGATGATCCCAGAGCTATCTACAGATAATCCACCATCAGGCTCTAAGCTAATAGTCAGATCCCAGCTGTAAGCTCCTACCTGATTTACCAGTACCTTATTATCTAGCTCAGCTCTAGCTAATCCATTCTGTAGCTCTAAGCTGGGAGCATCTACAGCTATAGCTATAGATGATGTATTCACATTACCTACAGAATTATAGCTAAGGATATAAGTGCCATCCTTAGGATCTGGATTAATCACTAGCCTATAGGTGACTGTGCTGCCATTCCATGCTGAGATCTCAGATACTGATGCAGCTGCAGCTGATAGTGGGGTAAAGGTATTAGTATAAGCTACTACAGTCTGCTGCACATGGATAGCGTAGATAGCTGCATGAGTAGCATCACCAGCTTGCAGCTCTATCACACTGGCTGCAGATACTGGGATCAGCTTAGATGGATCTGTAGTAAGTAATCCCCTAGCTCCTACCTGATTAAAAGTAATTACATAATTACCAGCATTAAGAGCTACAGTAATTCCTCCAGCTGAAGTAATACTAGCTAAAGAATTAAGAGCTGCAGCTAAGCTGGAAGCTGTGGCATTATAACTGAGCTCACTGGTAGTATCACCACCATAGCTTACAGTAAAAGTACCACTGGTAGGATCAGCATCTATATTACCTACAGCTGCCTTAATGGTTAGCCCAGCATCATAAGGCAGCTCTGCCTTAGGGTAATTAGGATTATCAGTAGGCTGGATCAGGTAGATCTCCAGCTTAGCTTTATCTCCAGCATAAAATACTGGATTACTAATAGCTGAATTACTGTTAAAGCTGGGGTAAGCTACCCCATTAATAGTATCTATAAAGAGCTTAAGAGAAGTGGGTAGTGCCATAGCCTTATAATTATGCCATACTGTCAAAGCTACCCTAAGTAAAAGTCTGGGCTTACTGTCTCCAGTACCATCTCTGTATTACTAATAGTCATATTAGGCACTAGTGGCACAGTATGGCTTTCCCATTCATAAGTAGGATCATAATGATCTGATATAGTTATATCTCTTTCAGTGATAGTATAGGTGATAGGTATCCTGTGCTCAGTAATAGTATCTACTACCATTTTATCTACATTACCTACCCACCACTCATTCTGCTTATGCCCACTATCAGAGCCATCTCTGCATAAGATAGGTGGATTATTCTTTATATCATTCTCATCCCATTTAGCCCATTTATCCATCTGAGTATAGTACCTGATATAGCCTGTATATGTCCTGCCTAAATATAAATAATTATTAGCATACATTCTTTTATTATAGGTCATGGTAATACTAGTAGCACCATATCCATTCTCTGGTAATCTAGGCTGCATACCTCTATAGAATTCTGGGTATGGTGGTGATGACATAGCACATGGTATGTATGGTCTTTCCATAAATATACCTCCAGCCTCATAAGCTGGTGATGCAGTATATCCGCCTATCTGAATTCCAAAGATCGTAGCTGGAATACCAGCAGCTGCAGCTTCTGTAGGATGAGCTTTAGCCCATGCCCATACATCCTGCATACCATTCTCTCTTACAGCTTTTCCCCAGTAATCAAATATACCCCAGCAGTTAGGCTCTCCACCCATAGCTGGTAATCTTCTAATGTAGTTAAAGCTTACCTCACTTCTTTTTAGATAATGTATGGAATGATAACCTGATCCTCCCCATAAGTATGTACTATATGTATTATCATCATATATATTTACTAGCTCTGGATGCTCAGGCTTAGGATATAATCCTAATTCTAAATCATAAACTACATTATAATAATTAGGTATATAGCTAGGATACTGTATAGTGCCATGTAATTTTACATCATATAGCTGTACTGTATTATATGTAGCTGGTCTAGATCCCTTATATAGTGTCCATACTCTAAAGCCTTTATTATCCAGCTGTGTATCAGGATAGCTAGGAGTAGATGTTCCGATCCTATTAGTCAGTACATATACATAACCCTTATAAGCTACCAGATCACCAGCTATATAAGCTGGAGATTTATTATGCTCATATTCTTTTATGGGAGTATTAGGATAGTATCCTGATGGATAGTATCCTTTAATGGTTTTATCTATCTCCATTAAATTATATCCCAGTAATAGTGAGCCGCCTGATCAGCCACTCTAATCCTATAGCAGATTAGATTAGCACTGATGTAATTCTCTACACCATAAGCATCACCTGATTTAGTAATGGAAGCTAAAGTAATATAGCCATTAGCATAAGTATCAGCTGGCTTCTCTGTCTCAAAGCTGATCACAGCTGTAGCTGGGAATGGGGTAGCATCAGCTCTAGTCACCTTAAGTACTATCACACCAGCTGAGCTGAGAGCTATCTTAGGTAATGGGTAATTATCTATATAAGCTCCACTGATCTTAGGGATCATACCATTAAGAGTGCCAGCTTGCACCCTAGCGTATGTAGCTCCTGCCTCATTATGAAGGTACACTGTAAGTGGTGATCTTTTCTTACCACCAGATCTATCTAGATTTAAGCTGAAGCCACCAGCTCCAGAAGTATAGGTATATCCTAATCCGTTATTAATTGTACTTTTCATAAATTAAATTATGCCAGCCACCACCAGCTAATCTAAAAGTAAATTTAACTTTATACACAGTATTATAATTCTCATAGCTCATACCTGTGACTAGGCAAAATCTATCATGATACTTACTGATGGATACCCCTATGGCTGGTACTAAAAAGTCAGCTACATTAGGGATCTTATCAAATGTCTTACCTACCATCTTCTGAGTGATGGTGACTACCTCAGTATTATTAGTGTAGAATTGCCCACTGATCTGAATGTCAGGAGAGTAAAAGCTTTTTACTCCAGCTAAACCATACTTAATAGCATCAGCATTACTACCTGAGAATTCTTTAGCTGCATCATCCCATCCCAGATCCTTAAGTGGCTTACCTGTCTCACCTACATTACCAGTATTAAATTTAGGATGTAGCTCTATGCTAGCTGTATTAAGTGCTACATCTCCACTGATCTGCATCTTAGTATATGTACCCTCATCTATGCCGATATACTCAGCTGTGATGGTAGCTATATTAGATGCATTCACTACATAGCTACTCTTAAAGCACTTAAGCCTATCATCAGCTGGATGAGCTGCTCCTGCCTTTGGTCTAGAGCTCACATTACCAGCATCACACTTAAAGGTAATTCTGCTGGTGAGTAATCCATACCCATCATTCTCGATCATCCAGTCAGGCTGGGCTTCTAGTTTAATCTGTCCCTTAGTTTTAATTCTGGTGCTCATACTACATTCTCATACATGGGGTTCTTAGTAAAATCTGTCTCACCCAGCTTAGCTGGATCAGGATTGAAAGCTCCACCATTAATCTTCTGGAGCTCAAGTAAGATCTGCTGCTGTACAGTAAGCTGTTTATTAGGTATATCCTGAATGACACTAGGAGACAGCTGCTCACCTAGCATAGCTCCACCTACCATACGGAGTGATGACACTGTAAGCTTAGTGCTTTTCTTTTCTTTATCAGCTTTCTCCTGAGCTGCCAGTGCATCATCTAGCTCTTTATTCTCTTTATCCCTAGCAGCTGCATTATCCTTATTAATCTTTTCTCCTAGCTTTCTCTTTTCCTCCATGAGCTTATAGAGATCTATCTCACTCTGCAGATACTCCTTAGAATTCTTATTAGTGATAGCTGCCATGTCTGCCTTCTTTTTATCTATGTCAGCTTGAATAGCTGCTAGCTTCTGGGCATCAGTCATATCACCATTCTCAGCTTGCCTCTTAGCTTCATCTCTCTGCTTAGCTAAGCCTTCTATAGCCTTAGCTTCCTCAGCTGCTCTCTGCTCAGCTACCAGCTGGCGAGCTCCTTCTGCAGCTCTAGCTACAGCTGCAGCCTCATCAGCTTTTCTAGCTTCAGCTTTCTTTTTAAGAGCTGCATCTATAAAATTCACAGCTTCTTTATCTGCATCTGATGTGAACATACTCTGATCCGCTAAGTGCTCTGATCCTAAGATTAGAGCTCTCTTAGCATCATACTTAGATAATCCCTTTTCAGATGCATACTGATTAATTACTGCCTCAGCTTCTGCACTTCCACCTTCTATGAAAGCTTTACCTCTTTCACCTCTGAGCTTCATTACATTCTTTTTAGATAGCTCTAATGTCTCCTTATTAGCCTTCTGCTTTTCCAGCATCTTAGCCTCCTCTATAATTGCTATCTCCTCAGGGGTTAGCCCACTATTCTCACCATAGGCATCCTTAATCCGCTGAGCTTCCCTAAGTGATGGTAGCAGCTGTGTAGCTAATGTCTTACCCAGAAAAGCTACAGCCATTGTCTCAGCTTCAGTCTGATCCTTAGCTCCAGCTATAGCCTGTCCCATTCTTTCAAATAATTTAATGCTGGTCAGTGCATTATTCTGGAGATCCTGCGTTAAGCCTAGCTTCTCTATAATCTTACTAGCTCCAGTATCACCACTCTGAGCCTTACTGATAATGTCATTAAGCTCTTTGAAAAGTGTAGTTAAATTCTCCAGCTTTACTCCTGATGCATCAGCAGCATTAGCTAGCTTCTGATACTCCTCTACTCCTAGCCCAGCATCTCTAGCTGCAGCTCCAATCCCAGCTGTCTTAGCTACAGCTTCCTCCACCTTCTTATTATATTCAGCTACCTTATTAGCTACATAATCGAAAGCTCCAGATACCAGAGCTATAGGTGAAGCTATGGTAAGAGCATTCTTAGCTATATCTTTTCCTAAGCTCTGGATCTTCTTATTTACTGTATCTACAGCTGCACTAGCCTGATCTTTAGCTGATATGGTAAAATTAAGCTCATTCATTAGTGGTAGCCTTCATCTTTGCCAATTCGTCAAGTAGGGCTTCATCCTCAGTACTAAGGATCTCTATCTTACTTCCACCCTGTATGCTGAATGTAGTAGCTAGCCAGATGGCTTTAGCCTCTGGCATGATCAGTGCATCATTATAGCTGATGCCATTCTTACACAGTGTAGCTATTACTGATAGCTGGAATGGTATAGAGCTAGATCCACCTGAGCTCTTTTTACCATTATCCCAGTACTTAGGATAAGCATCATGAGTACTGATATACTTTACAAATTCTATGCTAGATTTAATTAATCTCTTTTTAGACCAGCTCAGGATCAGTGATATAATATGATCTCTCCAGCTGAGCTTACCTATATCCTCATCACTGCAGATCTTAATAGCTGTAATCAGATCTATAGGAGTAATCTCCTGATCAGAATTAAGATAAGGTGAGCTGATCCCCTCTAAGAAGATCCGATACTTTAAGCAGAAAGGCTTAAGCTTCTTACCTAGAATTACAGTAGTGCTAGGGGTAAGCCATGCATTATAAAATCTCAGATCTCCCATGTGAGTGATCTAAGAGCTTATAAAATTAATTACAATTAATTAGAGCTAATACCTTCGTATTGGATCGCAGTGAGGCTGATGCGTGTGTAGCCTTTTGCCTCGCCCCGCTCCTCTATCGTTAAGATATGCCCATCAAAATCTAAGCCAGCCTGACCAGAGAAAGTAAGAGCAGATCCAATACTGCCAGAGTAGCCAGTAGCTACTAAGCCTTCTACTGATAAATTATAACGCACATCAGAATAACGCACACCCACTACAATACCCTGCGAATTTACCACCTCATCTGCGTTAGCATGAGAAGTGCTGATAGTGTAGCTCTGCACTGTGACCCCAGATAGAGTGCCATCAATGCCATGAATGAATGCCGTACCCTGAGTTTTAGTAGCCATCTTACTAATGCACCCAGTGTCAAATTGGATTTACCACTATCAGCACTTCCACATTAATGGTGGTGATCCATGCCCTATCCCCCCTGCCTTCATCCACACTGGTGATGGTAGTATCATAGCATAAGGCATCACCTAGATTACTGTAAGCTGCCTTTACTACAGCTAGATCAGTGAGCACCCCTAGTACATTCTGGGCAGCTTCTCTATGCTTATCTAGGGTATCATCATCCACATTATTAAAGATGCCCACACTTACCTTACATAAGTAATTCCCATACCCCTCTGGTATGGCACTGGGGTAGCTGGCATTCTCACAGCTCACTATAATGGATGGCAGCTGGAGCTCAGTATTAGCAGCTCCCTTACTTATATTATATGTAGCTAGATCAGCTTCTGTACCCAGAGCTGATACTAGTGCATCTTCTGTTATATTTAGTGGAGAGATATATGACATAAAATTAAGTAGGTGTATTACCTTTATTAGCTTTCTCTATAGCTGCATTCATTAAGTGCCTCATGCGTTTAGTCATCTTACCAGCTCTTACTTGGATTACAAAATTCTTAGTGCCAGCTAGATAGCCTAGCCCGAATATATTACCTAGATTATTCTGCACTGTCATAACTACATGAGTACCATGCCAGTTATTATAATTAAGACCAGTCTTACCATGAGTAGCTGTATGTCTAGTAATCCAAGCTGGGAGCTTTCTTAAGCCATAGCTTTTCTCTATTCCATTAATCTTAGGCTTTCCGATCTTATTAATAGCATCCACCCAGCCAGCTTTCATCCAGCCTACTCTTTTCTGTCTTTCTTTAATGTAGCTCTTAATGTCTCCAGAGCTGGCGAATTTATAATAACCATTAAGAGGCTTAGCTATTCCTTTAGCATCTACTCCTCCATTCTTTCTAATTCTGCCTTTATACATTCCTCTTACTTTATCATGCCAGCTCTTAATGCCAGATACTCCTAGCTGCTGGTATGATCTGCTACCTTTCCACTTCATCATAATCTTCTTAGCTCTTTCATAAGCTCTCTCTACATTATTATCATTATAGATCTTACTGAGTAAGCCATAGCTCTTAGGTGGCTTACCCATCTTCCACTTCATAAATTTATCTCTGCTGCCAGTCTTAGCATTCACAGCTACACCTAGCTGCTTACTATCTTCCTGCACTACAGTGAGCACATCATATACTATAGCCATATTACCCCATCTCTCAGCTATCTTCTTATCACCCTTACCACCACCACTGTGCTTAGATCTATCACCACCATCCAAAGGTGGGGAGAAGTTTATAGCTTCTCTACATGTAAGAGCTCCCTCCTCTTTCACCACATCAGTGGTAGCATCCTTTACATACTGAGCAAAATCACCCAGCACTTTAGCTAGCTTCTCTGATCTAGCTCTGTCTATCTGGATCTGTATATCTGACATGATTATCTAGTATCAGCATCTATCACATCCAGCTGTATCCATGCTGAGTATGGCTTAAT